CTTTGCAAAAAAAATAAACAATATGAAATACAGGATAAGAGAACTAATAAAAAAATCGGGCAAATCACAACAAGAAATAGCCAAAGAATTAGATATAACTTACAACGCCCTTTATAACAGAATGGATTCTCCAAATGGAAAAAGCCTTGAGGATTTTGCTAGAATATTAAATTGTGAAGTTCATGAACTCATAGAAACATCCGAAGAATACGCACACTTCTACGATGACAAAACAGGTGAATGGTTAGGAATCAGAAAAAAATAAAACATGAAAATAGAAGAAATAAAAATGCCAAAATTCCTTCTGGCAGAAGAACCGCAGGATAGAGTATTTAAGTATATCTATTCTCCTCACTACTTATCTCTGGTGCTGATTATTCCAGAGGAAATAGCCACAGTAACGCTTAACAAGAACAACTTAAATAAACCTCGTAAAACTTACCAATATGGATGCGAGGTGTTTGAATTGGTTTTAGTTCAAAACAATGTGGAGGCCACAGGAGGTGCTATGTCTCCTGTAATATCTGAGACTGAGTTCTTGGATGAGGCGTGGGAGTGGTATGCTGAATATCTAAGATGGGAAGACAATAATATAGACAATGAGACAAAGTCTAACCTAAATTAGACCTACTTGTTTTTTCTTTGGTCTCCTAAAAAGAAGAACACAAGCACAAGAACGACAATAAAACCTAAAATCCAATCCATACCTAATTCTAATTTTACATTACAAATGTAAATGTTTTATTGAAAAAAAACACGATTTTTTTCCAAATCAAAAATAACATGGAAAAAAACAGCGAGAAATTGCCACATTCTCGCTGTTTTTATTTAGCACACTTTATCTACATCGCTCCAGTCATCAGGATCAAGTTTCAGCGACTGAATGTTCTTCAGCTGGAAACTCACTTCTACCCCGAAGAGCCTGCTTATATCCAGTTCCACAGGGCGGACTTCTATGCTGTTTTTGACAAATGCGCCGTAGAGGAAATGCTCGGGTCTATTAGCATCAAAGCGCATTCGTGATGCTACTTTTAGAGCCAGTTTTTCCGCCTTGTCTATCGCCTCGTATTGTTTTTCGTAGTCATCTGCTGGAGCGTCCAGAAGAATAGCGAAACTCATATTTCGCACTGCTGATGAAGTCGCCATCTGCTCCCCTTCAATCCCAAAATTGTAGTTAAAAAGCGCCAAGCACGGAAACTGAATTCCTCTGGAACTCTGCTCTTTGTTCCTTAATTCTCTCGAAAAATAACCAATAAAATCCTCCAAGAATTCAGATTTTTCCACGATTTGGTTAAAGTAATTCTTTAACTCTAAATAAGATGTTCCTCTCATTATGTTTTATTTTTCAGTTTGTGAATTTTATTACTTTCCAAAAATGCATTCATGAAATCATACAGCAGAGTTTTCTGGCACTCGTGCAGGTTCCCAAGCAGGCGGAGTTCATCTGCTGCCATCATCACTACAATTTGAGAAAATGGAGTGAATTTTTTCTTGGCAGTAAATACAGGCTGATCTTCTGAGCGTGGCGTGTCGCTCTTGAAAATGCTCGGATACACCTTGGCAATATACATCCTCACCGACCCGAAGATAAAGCCAATACGCTCGGCTTCCTTTATATCTATTTTGTCTGTAATTTCGGCAACTTTCGGAAGTAGATTTTTGTCAAATCTTGGTTCTTTGCTCTCGGTCTTCGGGTCCAGCCGATATAATGCCGCCACCAGCTGGCGGAGATACACCTCCTTTTTCTCCGTCTGGTAACGATAGAACAAGGTATCGCAGACAGAGAACTGCTCTATGGTAATATCCCCCATTCTTACGGCAGGTTTTACCAAGCCTTTGATTTCTGGAAAATGGTGCAGTTTCGGCTCTTCTGATATGAATTTAAGAGCTGGAGCAAAATTGGAAATCGGTATGTTTTTCAAAACCTTTCTCATCTTAATACGCTCCCAAATACTTCCTTTTTTCATCAAAAGAATCTGCACTATCTGCATATACTGCTCGGTAAAATCTTCCGTATCAGTATGGCTGATGATATGGATAATCTCTCTTTGCTGGTAATCCGTAAGCTCCTCCCAGCAGTCTGGAACACTGATTTGATTCATTTTTAATATTCTAACAAAATTGCTACAGCCTCATAATGAGGGTAGTTAATGAGGGTAGTTAAAATTTTTCCCACTGGAAATGCATCCAGTCATAGTTTTTCTCCCTTCCGAGCGAAATAAAGCCGTGTTTGTAAAAAATATCAATCATTGCTTTGTATTCTGGTCGGGCAAAACGGGCTGTTCTGGCTGTTTCTTTAAGCTGATTTCTTTCAGGGTCAAGGTCAATAGCAAGTCCCCAGGAATGCACTGAAAACTCACTTCCCCCACGCATTTTTCGGAAATTAAAACAGCCTCCGAAAATATCAATGCCCAATTCTCTGATTTTATCCAGTCCGTAATGTTCCAGAATATCAGAAAATACGGCTTTCAAAGGCTCTGCTATTTCCTTATGGCAGGTTATTTTTCTTACTATTTGGTTTTTGTCCCAAGCCAACCGCATAGGATACGGCAGATCTATGGTTACCAAATAACCAGCCCCCGCAGGATTGGGAACCCCGAATTTGTTTCTAAAATGGGATACTGTTTTCATATTTATGGATTTTGGCTTTGTTCTTCTTTTCTTTTTCTTTCGGTTTCTTCGGCATCTCTGCGGACTTTCTCCTTAATGGACTTATGAAGCTGCCAGCCTTTGGTCAGCGCAAAACCAATCCCAATTCCGATGAAAATAAGCCCTAAGGCATCTAATGTACTCATGTTCTAATTTTTTAAGGTTAAAATATCTTGTTTCTCAAAAATTCCCAGCATAGACCTCCCGCAGCAAATATTACGAAATAAACCCACCAGCTCTCCCTCCGTTCGGTCTGCTTGGATTTAGTTTCTGTTTTTGCTTTAGTCTGAGTTTCTTTTTCTTTATCAGTGCTTACTGCAACAGTATCTGTTTTATAGGTGTCAGTTTTTTTGTTTGACAAATCCTTCTTATTATTAAAATCCAGTTTCCCTGTAGTCTTTCCCTTGACTTCTTTGCCATTGTAGAAAAATGAAAATTCTGCAGGTGTATTCCCAATAGGAGTAATACTAAAACCAGAATCCATACTGATACTGCTATATTCCTCGTGTTCCCTGGTTTGGGAAATCCCCGTGGAATCTTTTTTCTCTCTTTCAGCTTCGTGAATGCTGATTTCTGACTTCTCTTTTTCTAGGATTGCCTTTCGGCTCCCACAGCTTACCATGGACAATAGCAGACAAGCAAGCAGGAGCCAGAATCCTATTCTGTGGCTGATTTTACTTTTCATCTTTTTTGCTTTTTAGGTCGTCAATATCTCCACTATTGTGGAAGTTTTTTATTTTATCCAAAAGTCCGCTCGGCGGGAATCTTCCCCCTGTAACAACCGACATGTTCGTAAGTGCAGTAGCGCCAGGATAGAGAATAACCATGAGCTGAACCAATACGCTGAAATAACTCTTGAAAAACTCTATCGGTTCCAAAACCTTATTGATAACAGACAAAATGATAAATCCCATTGAAATAATAGATAATTTAGTAATCAATTCTTTGAGATTTCCTTTGAATGTGAAATCCTTAAGAATTATCAAGTGAACATAACTATCTAAAATATGGTCTATCGCTAAAACCACACACAAGCAGAACAGGAAAAATTCACTTTCTACATACCATCCACTAATTCGCTCCGTGAGAGTCAGTGCTGCCGCTGGCGCTAGTGACAACTGTGCTGATGCCAACAACTTCTGCGAAAAACTCCCTTTGTATAACAACACCAGGTTGTCCACAATAAATTCTTTTATATTCATATTTAAAATTCTTTAATACTCTTTTTACAATGCTCTTTTTCTATCGTATCTAAAATCCATACTAAAACCCTTCCTGTCCTTGTCAGCGTGCCGTTTCGTTGGTTCTTCCCAAGCGCTGAACTTATCGTTTCCTCAAAGTTTCCGAACTCATAGCCTCCCTTTTTCTTTAAAACTAAATTGAAAAGCGTTCTAAACTCAGAGTTTCCGAAGCGGTCTAAATTGACCGCCGAACTCTTGAAATAGCCTAAATCCTTGAACTTTATCGCCACAGCCAAGAAATTCAGTAGCGACAAAGGAAGAAACAGTGCCCACGCCAAAAGGAACAGAAATAGCCCACCGAAAAACTTTCCTATGTTTTTCATAATTTATCTAATTCTTCGTTTTTAGTCCTTACAAAATCAGCCAAATACCCCTGAATTAACTGCAATAGCGTGGCTCTGTTATTCTTCATCAACCAAAGCATATACTTGTAACTGCTGACCTTTATCGGCTGTGTTTCTGCCGTAGGATTACCCTCTTCATCTTTTACAGGAACATTGATAAGCTCATTCTTCGTTCCTCGCAGGTAACTCCAAGTATCCTTATAAACCACCCATTCAGGCGTAGGCAGTTGGATGTTAATCTCCTCGCCTGTTTCTTTGTCTTTTAGAATCTGCTTGTAACCGAACATTACAAACTCGTTTTCACTTTTCGCATCCAAGTTAATTACTCGGATAAATCTGTTAAATTGTGGAAGTTTCGGATGCGCTTCCATTGGCAACTCCGCAAGATAAAGTGGCGTGTTTTCTACTTCATCTAAAATACCCTGCACCTGCTTCGGTATCATCAAATTTTCGTTCATATTATATTGTTTTATTGAATGTTATAGCTTATATCCTTTATCACAAAATCAGCAATGGAAAGGCTTGAGAACAGCGTAACAAAGTGGATGTATTTGTCTGTGCTTTGCGCTGTGAATGTAGTCATCTGCATCCCCCCTGTGTTTTTCAATAGGACAAAAAGCGTTATCAAACCTCCCTCTTTTATTAGGTAAATATCAGCAAAGCCATCTGTTTCGTTAATTACGGTTTGAGATGAAATCCGATTATTTGGAGAAACAGCTTCTCTTGACCACGCATCTTTTATTACCAAATCGTTCGCTAAATCAGACTTTGGTGATGCATCAAGCGAGTCAGCAAAATGAATCGCTCCAAAAGTTCTATCTATACGGAACAGACTAGGGCTATTATATGTTCTAAACTTAAAAATCCAATTTCTGTCCGTAGGAAGTTCTTTGTTTATCCCTACTGAATAAAGCGCTTCGCCCTCGCGTGTAGACATATAAACATTATTCCTAAATTCAGCTGGAAAAGCATTAGACCTCGCACCTACAATCATTCCATCGCTCAAAGTAAAAGGCATAGGCAGTTGGTAATTCTTGGTTATCAGCGCCTGTGGAAATCTGCTTCTATCCAGTGTTCTTATAACCATTTCAGAGGCAAGAACAGGCGTAAATCCTATATCTTCCAGCTGTTTTATCTTCGCTATGGTGTTTTTTAAATCTTGGGAAATCTGCTGTCCTGCTGGTGCTGTAGCATTGATGTTAGACAAAACATTCTTTACATTGACATTGATAGTCGCAGGAACATTGAATGTAGTAGAGACTTTGGCTGTATCTGAAAACCCTATCTGCTTTGTTGTAGGATTGTACATTAGGTAGCCATTGAAAGCCTTGTCGCTTACCTTGTTTTCCAAGTCGTAAGCCCTGCTAAATAGTTTGTTCAGCAGGAAATTCTCCACCTTACCCTCGGCATCCTGCACAAGAAACCTATCAAAACTATCATCTGCTGACTTATCAGTAAGTCCCTTGATAGAATAATAAAATCCTGCTGTGTTAATAAACCAATTCGCCCCAAGTGTAAGCCCAGCGCCATTTGTTGAAGTAAGGTGGCTACTTGCCACATTGCTACTTGCTACACTACTGCCCGCTCCTCCGCTGGATGTAGGAATAAATGGTTTTATTGCTTCGTAAAACTTGTCAGCTTCAATATTAGAAGCATCTACACTTGCTCTGTGTTGAATTAGACTCTGCATATTACCAATTGCTCCGCCATCCGCCTTTCTATCTAATTCAGTAAAAGTCTTCTCAAAACACTTTCGGAGGTTTGCTTCTGTAATTTCTCCGTTGTTATTATCAGGTAGAAGCTTATTGATTTCTTCTAATGTTGTTAAATTGCTCATAGTCCTTTATATTCTAAATCCTTTACTAAATCCTCTGGAGAATCCTCCTACTTGTTTTTTCTCTGCCTCCTCTCCTATTTCAGCGATACTTCCTGCATATTCATACAGCCCTGTATTGGCTGAAAAAGTGAAATTTACCATATTATCCTCTTCGAATTTCTTCCCAGAAGTAGCATCTCCACTAGTAAGGTATGCAGCATTCCTAAGATTCCCCAGAACCCACACTCTGCTGTTACTATCCGAGACAAAAAACACCAGCCCAGAATTTCCCGTCTGGGAAAGAAAACCAAGGTTTCTAGGCGTCATTCCTGTCAGCTGAAACGAAAGCTCGCTCATCTGCTTCCATCTCT